CTGAGACCAGTTAGTCAAAGCGCCAATCTGGACAGGGCTGGAACGGTTGACGACAGTCCCATTCCCAATCTGCCCAGAGCCGCCCGCCCCCCACGCATACAACTCAAAAGTCGGAATCCCCGTCCACCGCCCCGCAGCGATGGCCTGCACCTGATCCTTCAGATCCCATACCCCGGAGAAATTCGGCATTCTAGACTACTCCGTAGAGGGCGAGGGTGAAGGAAAGCCCCGCCGAAGCATTATACCAATTCGTCAGCGCGCCAACTTGAACGGGACTGGATTTTGAAAGTACGGTATTGTCTCCCAACCGGCCACTGTCATTAGTTCCCCAAGTCCAAAGAGTGCCGTCGGTCTTAACAGCAGCACTGTGATTTCTTCCAGCAGAAACTTCAGCCCAATTTGTCAAAGCACCTATTTGAACTGGGCTGGAACGTCTGACCACAGTTCCGTCCCCAAGATCTCCCAAAACATTGTAGCCCCAAGCCCAAAGGGTATTGTCTGTCTTTACTGCAAGGCAAAAGGCCCTGCCAGACGCTACTTTTGACCAATTAGTTAGTGCCCCTATTTGAACAGGGCTTGATCTGCGAACAACTGTGTTGTCGCCAAGTTGACCATCTGTGTTTAACCCAAAAGACCAAACAGTGCCGTCTGTTTTCGTCACAATAGTTTGGTTGCCTCCTGCGGCAACCGAGCGCCAATTGGTCAAAGTCCCTATTTGAATAGGGCTTGACCTGTTGACTACTGTATTGTCTCCTAGCGCGCCAGTAGAGTTGTTGCCCCAACTCCACAATGTTCCCGTAGATTTAACGGCTGAAGTGTGGTTGTTTCCAGCAGCGACTGTGGCCCAATCAGTAAGAGCGCCCACTTGAACGGGGCTGGAGCGAGAGATTATTGTGCCATCGCCGACTTGACCTTGAGCGTTTGAGCCCCAAACCCAAAGAGTGAAGTTGGTTTTTACAGCAGCACAATGCCCGCTGTCGTTCCCAGCAGACACCAGTTGCCAATCCGTTAACGCACCGACTTGTGAAGGGCTAGAACGATAGACAACGGAATTGCTACCAAGTTGACCGAGGTTGTTCACACCCCATGACCAAAATGTCCCATCCGTTTTTATAGATGCAGAAAATCCACCACCTGCCGAAACCTGCGCCCAATTAGTTAGAGCACCGATCTGAACAGGACTAGAGCGGTTGATAATAGTGTTGTCGCCAATCTGACCATAATTGTTTCTACCCCACGCCCACAACTCGGCCCCAGAATAGATCTCGTTCCCCGTATCATACTCCGTCAGCCGCCCCGGCCCGTAGGCGTTCAGCGCCTGCATCCTGATCTTGAACGTGCCGCCAGCCGGAGGTGTCACCGTGATCGGCGAAGCAGACCCCGTAGCCCCCGTCGAAGCGCCGCTGCTCTCGTCAACAGCCGTCACCACATAGGACGACACAGCAGCATCGCCAACATCAGTCGGTGCTGTGAAGGCCACGGACGCAGAGCCGATACTCGTCGTTACGCTGCTGATAGTAGGGGCGTCAGGAGTGCTGAGAAGCGTGAAGGCACTGAGCGTCCCGCCGGGTGTGCGAGCCATGTAGACCCCCTACGGTCACGAGATTTCTTCGTAACTCACCACGACCTTGAGGTCGTTCGCAGCGCCCGCCGTCGCACCGATCGACCGATCCTCCTCAAGGTAGATCGAGGTGTTCTTGTCGATGACCACGAGCGACGCATCCGCGGGCACGCTCACCGTGCTGACGATCTGGGTCGCCGTGCCGCCGATGTTGTCCTCGCTGTAGAGCGAGATCGTGATGTCGGCAGCGTTAGTGCCGTCCACGTTCGACACGACTAGCGAGTTGATCTTCAGCACCTTGTTACTCGCCGCCACGTTCTCGACGACCAGTGTCGCGTTGGTGGTGGTCAGGTTAACCACCGCCGACTTCCCCAGAATGGAAGTGGCGTTGATGATGTTCGGGTTTGCCACGGTACGTTCTCCTTATCCGAAGATCAAAGCCGCAGCGATGGCTTTGCCGAAGCCGATTCCCGCGCTGCCAAAACTGAGTGTCCCAGAGCCATTTGTTATCAGAGCCTGTCCGCTCGTCCCATCCGCAGCAGGCAGCGTCAGCGTGTAACTGACCGTCACCGTCCCCGGAGCCTGAAGCGCGACATACTGACCACCCGTCGTGTCCTGAAGGCGGAGGTCGCCGGTTCCCGTAATGTCGACCTGACCAGCCGTCACAGCCGTGAAGGTCGGGCTGTCGCCAGTGCCAAGTCCCAGCGAAGTTCGAGCCGTCGCACCGCTCTCCGCAACCCACGTCGTCCCGTTGCCGACGATGATGTTGCTGTCAGTCACAGCCAGTGCGCCAATCGCCGTAAGCGTGGCCGTCAGAGGCTGGAAGTTGAACGTACTCGTCAGATCGACGACGTTGGCACTCGCGCCGCCGCCGTCCGAGTAGACAATCGCACTCTTGCCGTCTGCAACTGTGACCGTGGTTCCCGATCCCTGCGACAGCACAACGCTCTGACCAGATCCGTTCTTCACGAAGTACAGATGCTGCGCGTCGTTCGGCGAGATCGTCACGGTGTTCGTGCCGCTCGGGCTACCACCGAACACCAGCACCCGGTACTGGCCGTCGGATAGCGTTCCGTCGGTCGTCGTCAGCGTGTGCGTCGTCCCGGACAGAGTGATCGCACCGACGCCGTTCGTCAGGCGGTCAATAATCGACAGGTTCGTGTTGGTCGTCGTACCCCACGTCCCGGACTGTTCGCCCGTCGCGATAAGCTCGATGCCACCGTTCGCAGTGTATGTACTTGCCATGCCCGTTCCTTACGCCGCGATTTCCGTCCAGATTGTACCAGATGCCGGGGTGATTGTAGAGTAGATCGTTCCGGGTGCTGGGGCGATGGGAGTATAGCTTGTTCCGGGCGCTGGGACAATCCTGCCCCACACCAGAACCTGACCAACTTGGCCGACTGCGCTGACGCCGGTGACATTGACCTTGGCCCCCGCCGCAGCCGTTGCCGTACCAACCGATCCAGTCGCCGCCACCCCGGTGACGTTGACGCGCGTAACCGTGCGCGCTGTCGCAGTGCCGACCTCGCCCGTGCCTTCAACGCCTGTCAGCGAGACGCTGGCCTTGCCCGTGATCGAGACGTCGCCGACCTCGCCAAGAGCCTCAACCCCCGTGACGTTGACCGTGACGCCGCTGCCCTCGTTGATCGTGACGGTGCCAACCGCACCTGTCGCCGCCACCCCTGTGACGTTGACCGTGACGTCTTCCACGACAAAGACGGTGCCGACCTCTCCAGTCCCCTCAACGCCCGTAACGTTGACCGAGACCCCCGTGCCGACGTTGACAGTGACGGTGCCAACCTCGCCCGTAGCAAAGCCGACCGCAACACTGCCCTCGCCCCACGCTAGTTCACCGAACCCCGCGCGGCCCCAGCCGGTAAAGGGGACGGTGATGTCTGTCATGGCTTAGGCAATCCGAATTATGGCCGTCGAAGCTGCTGCCGCAGGGAACACAATCTCAAAGTCCCCGGCGGTCGAGGTCTTGGCACCGCCGAAGTCCAGCACCACCACCGACGGGTTGGTGTAGGTGTGCGTGGGCGTGCTGTTGTAGATCAGCGCACCATAGGCCGTGATCGTAGCCGACGTGAACGTCAGATCGGCAAAGTCGGTGAACGCCGTCGTGCCGCTTGTCGTCGGGTCAATACGAGTCAGCGTGCCACCGCCAGCCGAATACGAGCCAGAGGCACCGACCTCGTTGGTCGCGGTATAGGCCGTGGTCGCAGCCGTGAACGACGCGCTGTTGTCGTACAGCGCGAGTTTGAAGGTGTCCCCGCCGGTAAGGCGGAAGTCGTGCACCGCCTCAAGCAGTTGCTGCTTGAACGACGTACACATGAAGTTGCCGGTGAACGCCACGTCAGAGCCTCCTTACCAGATCAGCAAGCCCCGGATGGCCCGCGTCAGTCAACGCATTATACACAGTTGTCCGGTCACTGTGAACCGCTTGCTTCAGATAGGACAGGACCACCTTCTCCACGCGGTCCTTGAAAGCATGGGCCTGATCCCGAATCGGCGCAGGCGCGTCATCAGACACAGACACGATCTTGTCCGCGCACTTCGCCGCCAACTCCTCGGGCGTGAACCCACGGTTCGAGGTCGTGTTGACCGTCACCAGTTGCGCATAGCGCGGCAGTTCCATCGATGCCCCGGGCGTCATTGCTTCGCCCTCACAACCTTGCCGACGCGGTACTCTTCCGTCGTCTCCTTGGCCTCGCCCAGCATCTTGATGCCCACGAGCGACTCTTGGAACCGCTCGTTGTACATCGCCATGACGTCCTGCTCGCCCTTCATGAAGATGTACGCCTCGACAAGAGCCCCATAGAGCATCGTCAACTCGGCGTTGGTGCTCAGCCAGGTCGTCCCACTCTCCGCACCAGCTGTCAGGCTCGCAGGACGATAGAAGTAATGCAACTCCATTACATAGTTCGACGCTGGCGTCGGAGCCAAGATGAAGTTGTCGACGTCGAACTGACCGTAGTACCGAGGCGTCCCCGTCGTCGTCGCATCCGGCGTGTACGTCTGCAGGAACGACACGTCCTTGAACTCTATGAAGGTCTTAGAACCACTGACCTCGTAACTCAGCGAGAACGGTGCCAGAAAGTCAGGCGGGCACGCCAGATACTTGTTCGACGCCGTCGCGTTTGCCGTCGCGTTCTTGCGGAACAGGTTCAGTTGGACGTTCTTGAGGATCCGCTCTTCAGCAAGCCGGATGAACACAGGCAGATTGTTCACGAAACTTGTTTCCGTGTTCTGCGTGTAGTCCTGAATCGCCTGCTTTAGCTGCGCATAGGTAAAGCTCATGTCGTCCTCACCGTAACCGAGCCAACCTGACCCTGGGCCACCATCCGATTGGGCGGGTTAATGCCATTGGTCGGCGGACCTCCAACCGGGTTCCAACTCCACTGCACGTCCCGCTGAACGACGAGGTTCTGCTCAGGGCGCGGGTTCTGTAGCGCCTGCGGGTCAGGACCGACCTTCGGCGGGAACAACTGCGGGTGCTTAGGGTCAAACTCGTCTGGCCCAACCAGCGCCCCAGTCCACTCCCGCTTCATGTCTCGAAGCCGGTACCGGAACCCGGACCGGTCGGAAAGACCCCACGCCCACTTGCCACTCGCAAACGCCATCAGATGTACCTGCTGTCCGGTTGCAAGAACAAGGACACCCGATCTCGGTCCTCGTCCGCCGCGCGCATGAACTCTTCCTCGTAGACCGCCTTGAGCAGTTGCATGCGCTCAGGCGCCCGCTTCATCGCAAGATAGTAGGCCAGGCCCGCAACCATGCACGGGTAGAACCGGAACGGCATGTCGGTCGTGTTGACCATCGTGTCCGCATCCTGCAACCGGCGCACATAGTAGTAGACCAGCTGGTCCGTCGAATTCTGAGGCGTCTGCCACAGCGTGATGACCGGCTGAATCTGCCTGTTGAAGTAGAACTGACTCGGCATGCCCTGATCTGTCTTGTTCGGGAAGTCCAAGTACTCCCCGCGACTGATCCGATCCATCTCGTAGTCCGTACCATCCCTACGCAGGACCATTTCAAGGATGTCCACGACATCCGCGGCCAGCGTATATGTCGATGTTCCTTGCGTCAGCGTCTGCGTAGCCTGCGTCACCGTCCACAGGTTCAAGCCACGGTTCGCCCAGTCGGCGAACATCAGGTTCAGAGACCGACGCGCCGTACGCGCATCATACCCGGTGCGAACCTCAAGCCCGCACCGCTCGTACGCCTCCTCGATGATCTCGCCGACATCGAGGTTGAAGTCTCTGCTGCCTGACGTTGTCACTTGCCGCCCCTCTTCGCCGCAGAAACGCGCTTAGGCGCCCCCGCAGGTTGGCCCAGCGCCGTCTTCTCTCGGATCTTGCTGCGCTTCTCCGATGACGACATCTCACCGGACGTCTTCGGAGTTTTCTCGCTGACCCGCTTGCTCGGCCTGCAGTACGGCACGCCGCGCTTCTCACCTTCCTGACGCCCGCAAGGTTTGCCCGTGCGGACGTCCTTCCAGTCTTCCTGAAACCACCGCTTCAGCGCAGCGCCCTTTTCGGTCTTCCGCACCATTACTTTGAACCTTTCTTCTTTGCAGAAGACTTGGTCCCCCAACTCTTGGCGCCAACCTTGCGGCACTTGGCAATCGCCCCGCTCGCATAAGCGGAGGGGAAGACCTTATACCTGGCCTTCACCTTCTGATAGCAAGCATCCTTTGGCATCAGGCCTTCTTACCCATCGCCATCTGCTTGCGCGGGCTGCACATCGACTGGTCAACCTTGCCGCCCTTGGCGTAGCCGACCATGCCGCCGCCCATGTAGCCCTTTTTGGACTTAACCATGCCGCCCTTCTTCATGCCCTTCGTTCCGCATCCAGCCATCGGAGCCTCCATCACTTGCTTGGCCATACTAGCACGGTTCATTGTTTCTGCGCCATCGTTTCCGAAAAGATCGTATCCAACTTCGCCGTTCTGCGGATGTAGTCCTCCCAGAGCGGCTTAATCATATCCCGGCTTTCCGCCACATGCACCGACATCACCTGAACCTGCGCGTTGAGGTTGTAGAGCGTCATCGCCGTCCACCCCAAAAGACCCACTGACCCCGCGGCCATCAAGCCGATGATAGTCTCCAACAGTCCTATGGTGATCTTTCGGCGGTCCATGTCAGCACTTCCATTTCCGCAGTGACTTGTTGATCCGGCTGTCCGGATCGCGCTTCGTTTTCTCGCTCGTCAGCTTCTTCTTCATCCCCTCCATCCGGGCACAGAAGCTGCGCTTGCGCGGTCCACCCTCGGGCTGCGGGCGCTTTAGGTTCATACCCTGCGCCTTGGCCGAAGCACGACCCTTCTCATTCAGTCCCCCGCTCGGAGACTGGCCCTCTTTCCTCTGCCAAGCCGGTGTTTTCGCCATCAGAGCGGCCCTCCGTTCTTAATCAAGACAAGCACAAAGAAGCTGGAAGCCTCGTTGTTGTTTGAGCTGCCCTTCGCACTGGCCTCAATCGTTGTCTTTTCCGGGATAGCAAGGGGGTACTCAAACGCATAGTCCGCAGCGCCATTGTTGACCGTGGTAACTGCAGCAGTCCGACGGATTCCGTCGGTTGCGATGGTAAGCAGCCGACCAACAACCTGCGCGCTACCTCCGGGCTGTCCCGCAGAAAACAGTCCCTGAGACAAATAACCAGTGAACCCGGCAGGGATGGTGTAACTGCCCGTGACGCGCTGGTTGAAATCAAACTTGATGAGGTCGTAAACTGTCGCCGGAACACCCGCCGTTACAGTCCCCGCCCCGAAGTATATGTCCCCTGCTGCGGATAACCCTGACCCAGCCGTTGCCACATAGGCGTCATTTATGTGCAAATAGGACTTCGCCGTAAGAACTTCCGTTTGCCCGTTTAGGGTAACGATCTCGGATATCTCACGGTAGTTCGCGTCCAAACCGCCCAAAAACACGGTTCTTGCGCCAGTCCCTGCCGAAGCGTCGTTCGCATTAGACGAACTGACCTTTAGTTGTGCCGCAACAGGTATTAGCGGAAGAATGCCCGTGTGTGGCCACACTGTGACCCTAGTCGTGTCAACGTCAGGGTTGTAGCCGAAGATAGAAACAGAACGGTGCCCCGGGATTTGACCCCGGGACACCTGCAGTTCAAACGGTTCTACCGTGCCGACCTGCGATATCGATCTGATGTCGTAGATCGGCATGGCACACCTTAGTTGTACAACGCGGTGAAGTTCGAAAAGACCGTCGTGCCCGCCGTGTAGGTAACGTAGGCACCATTCTCGAACATGATCCCCTCGTCAGGGATCACCACATCGCGTGTGCTGTTCGCCGAGGCAGGCGTCGGGATCGTCAGCATCGCCGTGCCCGCAGCCCCGCCGTTGCGGAAGGGGATCGTGCCCGCCGTGCCCGTGTGGATCAGGTACACACCACGAACTCGAACCCGCCCAGCGTAGACCACGTCCAGCGAGTTGTTGGCCATGCCAACCGTGATCGCGCCAGCCGTGTTTCCGTCCACACTCACTTGCGTCACAGTCCGGAAGTACTTGGTCCCAGTAACCGTGGTCGTTGCAGGCCCCGTGATCGACTCCGTCTGGGCATTGCCGTTGACGTCCGTTCCCGTCACCGTGAACGTACGACCTCCGTCAGCGCCAGCCGATGTGATCGTGATGAAGCGCGCCGCAACAAACGTCGCAACGCCCCCAGATGCCAGCGCACCGTTGATGGTCAGGTTCTGCACGCCACCCGCAGCCGGGGTCTGCGACTGGCAGACCCCGTCAGCGTCAGCAGCAGTCGTGTCCGCCACGATGTACTTCGCCTTTACGTCAGATCCGGCCATTTGGCCCTCCTATCAGGCGTAGCCGTAGATCTCAATCAGCAGGCGACCAGCAGTGTAGGCAGCGTTCGACGTGCCTTGGCCAACCAGATAGAGGTACTGGTCCGCCGCGATGTCCGTGCCGAATGCCATAGTGCCAAGCGCCAGCGTACCAGAGTTGATGATCTGCGTCTCGGTCAGCGCCGTAATCGCGCTGTCCTCAACGCCCGTGCCTTCGGTCGCCGAGTAAAGGTCGATGTCGGTGTCGCCGCCAGCCGGGACCTCGAAGCAGGTCATCTTGACGCCAAACACCGTGCCGTTGTCCGCCGTGGTGATGCGCGCGATGTACGCCACACCCGAGCCGTTCTTGCCGATGATGTCGCCCGCCGTGCCGCCAGACTGAAGGCCGGTCAGGTCAATCATGATCGAGGTGGTGACGATGCCGTTCTCGGTCTTTACCGAGGTCTCGTACACCGCAGCGGCGCCCTCGATCCCCGCGCCGGTAGCGGCGGGGTTGGCGATGGCAGCGGCGCTCTTGCTGAGCACGGTGACAGTGCCTGTGGTGGCATTCGTGCTGATGGTCTGAAAGCCGTTCTGAGAACGGACGGGACCCGAGAAGGTCGTATTCGCCATGGATATCTCCTGTCGTGGCGAGTGTCAGCGGCACCATGCCGCTGTCAGGGATGCCAAATCATACAACGCCACATTGGAAAAAGAAAGGCCCCCGCTACGCAGGGGCCCAGTTTGGTAGACAGGGAGGTGTGGGAGAGAGTACTCTAGACGTACTCGAAACGCCAGCCTGTATATGGCCCCTTCGATAACGGCTTTCCGCTGCGAACAGACCGCAGAACCGTCGGCAGAAAAATACCAAGCTGCTCCTTGATCGCCGTTGTCCTCGGGTACACTGTGACATCACCTTCCGGTGAAATCATCCTGACCGCCTGCCCCATCTTCGCCTTCGACTCCTCGCTGTGGCTCTTGCCCGCCCAGTGCTGATTGCCCTTCTGAGCCTCTGACAACTTTCTCCGGTGTTCCTCAGAACGAACATGGCCCTTCGCGTTCTGGTTCCCTTTCAAGGAGGCAGACATCTTCGCCCGTGTCTCCTCCGACGGGATAAATCTTCCTCCACGGCCTTCGGACAGCGCAGCTTGGACCTTGGCCTTGATCTTCTCTATCGTCTCCTCGGTGTGCTTGCGGCCTGTTCTGGGGTCGGACGTTTGCCACTGTTCAAGGGTGGCTTCGCGGAGACGATCCTTGCGCTCTTGAGAAATGGTTGTACCGGTCAACGGGGACAGCCCAGATCCCCTAGTCCCACGCCAAGGGGCTCGCGCACTCCTTCCTGAATTGTAGCAGTAGGGCTGACCAGCATGTTCAGACAGCCAAACCTCTTCTCTAGGCTCTAGTTCCTCCCTGCAGGAAACATGCTCGACAACTTCAAACTTAAAGGCGTCTTCGCCGTACTTGTTCCATGCCGCCTGTAGGTGTTTGCAGTGGTGGATATTCTTACGCAAAAGCCTGCGGTGCTGTCGAAACCTTGTTCTCGTGTCCACTGCGCTTCCAACGTAAAACTTTCCGTTCACGATGTTTCTAATCTTGTAGATGACGTTGTTCGACACCGTGACTCTCCGTTACAGGTTGCATGAACAGTAGTAACAAAGTGGCACGTCGTGTCAAGAAATAAAAAGACCCCCGCCGAAGCGGGGGTCAATCGGACCTAAGCCCTTGTTTTTGTTAGGCAGCGCCCGAGGTTCCGAACACGCAACGGGGGTCGCTAGCGCCGAAGCTGTAACGTTCGCGGGCCTTAAAACGCATGTTGCCCGTGTCGAAGTCCGCTTCCATGTTCGTCGAGAGCGGGGTGCGCTCGAAGTGGATGAAGCCACGGGGAGCATCCGTCTTGATGAAGAACGCATCCGGATCGGTCAGGAAGTCGTTGACGACGTACCCTTCCGGAAGCATGCCCATCGAGCGGATTGCGTTGATGTCGTTGTCGGCGGTCCCAACGCGGAGGTTCGAAACCATCAGACGCTCGGCAACGAACTGCAGTTGCCGGGGGATGATAAGCTTCATGCCACGAAGGGCGACCTTGAGACCACGCTCGTCCACAAAACCAGCGATGCTGATGAGCGCGTCCTCGAGCGAGGTCTCGTTCAGGTCAGCATCAACGGTCGGCTTGTTCGCGAACGAGCCGCCGCTGGTCAGCGGGTGATCGGTGGCACAGAGCGCCTTGCCGTCGCCAATAGCTGAAGCACCGCCCGTGAAGGCATTGTTCAGGATGGCAGCAGCTTTCACCTGCTTGGTGTGGGCCATCGAGCGAGCGAGGGCGCGCGTGTAGCGACTGCCGAGGCGGTCGTACAGGTTGTCCTCGATGGCTTCCTCGGTGATCGAGAAGGCCAGCGCGATGGTCTCGTGGTTGTAACGCGCGGTGTACGCTTCCTGCGCGTCGTCGTAGTTGATCGCGGAGCCTTCCTGCTTCAGGGGCGCCGTACCGAAGCCCGCGAGCATAACTTCCTCCTCGAATGCACGATCCGAGGACTCGGTGGTGTAGATTTCCGCATGCTGGTTCTCGTACCGGGCGTACTCCATGCCGAAGAGGGCATTGAGGCCGGGTTCCAGCTCTTTCGCAAGTTGTGCGCGAGAGATAGCCATTGTTCCGCCTCCTTACACGCCAGTCGTCGAAACAGTGCCACCAGCAATCGACCCGTTGGGCGAATTGAAGTGGTTGTTCAGACGAACGATGACGGGGATACCAGCCACAGTGAAGTCCGAGTTCTCAGGATCCTCTTGGATGCCCATGATGCGGAGGTTCAGCGTGTTGGTGTCGGCAATCGTCTGCACGTCGAGCGTAGCGGACGAGATGCCAGTGATCGTCGAGCCAGACTGGCCACCGGCGAAGTTCGCGTTGGCGAACACCCCAGCACGCAGTTCAGCCTCGGTATCCCACGACGTGTTGACGTTCGACGTGGCGATCACGAAGGTCTGGAGCGGGTTGTCGTAGACGAACGCGCGGACCGGATAGAGCGAGTTTGCGCCCGATCCAGGCCAGTAGTTCGACCACGTCTTCTTGCCGGTCGTCGACGAAATGTACTCGCAACCCCAGAACACGCCAAGGAGACCAACAGTGCCACCAGAAGCCGCGCCAACCCGGTCGATGAAACCGGTGCTGAGCGGGATCACAGGAGCGCCCTGATAGATCGCGTTGGTGTTCGTCGAAGCGATGCGGTACTCGGTCGTCCCCGTGCTGTTCGGCGCCGAGCCGACAACACCCACGGGGCGCAGACCGAAGGCAACATTGACGTTTGCCATGGTACTACTCCTTCAGTTGACACTAA